GGAACTGCTAACCAAACTAAAATACCTGGTATCGAAAGTAGTTCTTCTATAACAGCTGTAGGAAGCACTGTTACAGCTTCTACTCCTGTTACTAGACAAATTACTAATTCTAATGTTGATGCAGTTAATGTAACTATCACATTTCCACAATTACAAAAAGCTACAGATAAAGGAGATTTATTAGGTTCTTCTGTTTCTTTAAAAATATCTGTTCAATATAATTCTGGTGGTTTTACAGATGTAATTTCAGATACTATTACTGGTCGAACTGCTGATGCCTACCAGAGAGATTATCGAATAAATTTAACTGGAACATTTCCTGCTGATATAAGAGTTACAAGAGTCACTGCAGATAGCACATCTTCAAGTCTAATAGATGCTTTTATATGGACAAGTTTTGCAGAAATAATAGATGATGCTTCTACTTATGCAAATAGTGCCTATGCTTCTCTTCGATTAGATTCGATGCAATTTCAGTCAATTCCAACAAGAAAATATCGTATTAGAGGAATAAAAGTAAGGATTCCTGGAGCAGGAGCAAATAGCTCAGGAACTCCAAGTATTGACAGTGCAACAGGAAGAATTATTTATCCTGATGGTTATATATTTAATGGAGTTATGGGTGCTGCTCAATGGTGCTCTTGCCCAGCAATGATATTACTTGATCTTTTAACAGATACAAGATATGGCTTTGGAAATCATATTACTGATAGTTCTCTTGATTTATTTTCATTTGTAACTGCTAGTAAATTTGCAAATACTTTAGTTTCAGATGGTCTAGGCGGTCAGGAGGCTAGATTTAGCTGCAACGTAAATATTCAATCTTCTAACGAAGCATTTGGATTAATTAATGAATTAGCAGGTGTTATGAGATGTATGCCTATATGGTCTGCAGGTAGTATTCAGTTAGCTCAGGATAGTCCTAAAGATGCAAGTTATTTGTTTAATTTAGCTAATGTAACTGAAGCAGGTTTTAGTTATTCAGGAAGTGGATTAAAAACAAGAAATACTGTAATTTCTGTTTCTTACTTCAATATGGATAGTAGAGAAATAGATTATGAAGTTTATGAAGATACGGCTGCTATTGCTAAATTTGGCGTAATAATAAAACAGGTAAAAGCTTTTGCATGTACTAGCAGAGGGCAAGCTCGAAGATTAGCGAAAGCAATTTTATTTGCAGAACAAAATGAATCAGAGGTTGTTTCTTTTGCAACTTCAGTAGATTCTGGAATAATTGTAAGACCTGGAGCAGTTATAGAAATTGCAGACCCTGTAAGATCAGGTTTAAGAAGAGGAGGAAGAGTTAGTGCTGCTACTACAACACAGATAACAGTAGATGATTCTTCTGCAACAGATTTACCAACAACAAATAATCCAACTTTATCTGTAATTTTACCTGATGGAACAGTAGAAACTAAATCTATTTCTAGTATTTCTGGAGCTGTAATTACTGTATCTTCTGCTTTTTCTCAAACTCCAAATGTCAATACTGTCTGGTTATTACAAGACAATACTGTAGAAGCTCAGAAATTTAGAGTAATTACTGTAGAAGAACAGGAAGGATTGGTTTATTCAATTACTGCTTTATCTTATGTAAATGAAAAATATGCTTTTATTGAAGATGGAGCTAGTTTACCAACTAGAACTGTATCAATATTAAATCTACCTAAAGACCCTCCAACAGCTTTACAGGCAGAAGAAAAAATTGTAGAAATTAATAATCAGGCAGTTTCTAAATTAATTCTTAGTTGGCAACCAATTGTAGGAGATATTCAATACTGATATTGGAACTTATGAATTTCAAGTATTTAGTTATAATACTGCTTTACAAACAAGTGCTACTTCAGCTGATTTAACTTTTAATGCTGTTGGTAAAACTGCGTTGCCTTCTAATGTAACTGGTTTATCTGCCGAACCAATAAATGAAAAATTAGTAAGATTACGCTGGAATTTATCAACAGATATAGACGTGACGCATGGAGGAAGAGTTTATGTAAGACATTCTCCTTTAACTAATGGAAACGGAACATTTTCAAATAGTACAGATTTAATTCAGGCTCTAGCAGGTAATACAACTGCTGCTGAAGTTCCATATCTTGAAGGAGAATATATTTTAAAATTTAGAGATGATGGCGGTAGATTTTGTTCTGGAGAAACAAGTGTAATTATTGAATTACCTGATAATCAGGCACCATTAATAACACAAACTAGAAGAGAAGATTTAGATAGTCCTAAATTTCAAGGAACAAAAACTAATGTAGCTTTTGATGCTACTACTAATACTTTAAATCTTGTAGGAGGTGGAACTTTTGATACTATTACAGATTTTGATGCAGTTGGTTCTTTAGATGATTTTGGTGGAATAGTTCCAGAAGGAACTTATGATTTTGGAGGAACTGCTGGTGGAGATACTTTAGATTTAGGCGGTGTATTTAGTTTAGATTTAAAACGACATTTTTTAACTGAAGCATTTTATCCTTCAGATTTATTTGATTCACGAGGATTAATAGATGATATAAGCGATTTTGATGGAGCTACAGCTACAGACGTTAATGCTGAAATGTTGGTAAGAGTAACTCAAGATAATCCTTCAAGTTCTCCTACTTATTCTGATTTTCAAACTTTTGCTAATGGTACTTATAAAGGTAGAGGATTTCAATTCAGAGCAAAATTAACAAGTAATGATGTCGCCCAGGATATAAAAGTTTCACAGTTAGGATATACAGCATCTTTACAAAGAAGAACAGAACAAGGAAATGTAACTGCTAGCGGAGCAGGCGCTAAAGCTATTAGCTTTACTAATCCATTTTTTGTAGGAACTTCTTCTTTATTAGGTGCAAATAGTAATCTCCCTTCTGTAGGAATTAATGCACAAAATATGGCCTCTGGAGATTATTTTGAAGTTACTAATATTTCTGGAACAGGTTTTACTGTTCATTTTAAAAATTCATCAAATGCTAGTATTGACAGAAATTTTACATATCAGGCTGTAGGCTTTGGTAAAGGTTAAAAATTCATGTATCATGTTAATAAATCAATTTTTCGTAAATG